AGCCCATGGTGCAGTATAAGGCTTATCCCTATCCCAATATCCCACCCGACGGGAAACCCCGCCAAGTGGGAATGAGATTACAAGTTCACGCTGCTTTGCCATAACAATCCCTAAATAGCGTTAAAGTCACACGAGCTAATAGTGCCTTCGTTAACAAACACACCTTCAGCGCCAGCAACCGTAACCTGAAAGATACAAGCAGGCGCATAACCTGCCGTACCGTCAACAGGGATGGCAACACCACTTGCAACCAAATACCCTATGTCCTGAGCTGGAACTTTAACTCTTAGTAAACTACAAATCCGTTGTATCATTATTCGTTCTCCTTTTCATTTTTAATGTCTGTTTCTCTTCGGTCATGGGCACCACTATAACCGCCAAACTGAGCACGACAGGCCGCAGTGTTCACCATTACTTCAGTAATTTTCTGATCCATCTTAAGAAACCACTCAAGATGTTCATCATCCCTCTTTTCATGGTTTGTTATTTTAACCTCAAGCTCTATGAGTTTACGGCCCTGATCAATCGTTTTAATTGCCAACCAACCCCAGAAACTCAAAACAGCAGTGGACCCAAGCGCAATAGCAAGTTTAATCACCAGGTTTCCTCTTTATAGGTTACATTGTAGCTCGTTTGCCGGACACCACCTTTAGCCATGGCATCATTCCCATCGCCCATTTGTCCATAAAAGCGAGCACCGTTTTTATTATCATGAGCAACACTGGCGATCAGAAGCCGGGAAAAAGCATCCCAATGAATACCCTTCTCATCGTTTGCTCTCTGCTCGGCAATTGCAAGGCAGCTTTCAGTTACCAGCTCAGCGTGTTTCATTCCACCAAGCGGATATTGAAAATCATCCTGCAATTTGCCCTGATAAGCTTCATATCTGTACGTTAAAGTAAAAATAGCATTAGGAACCGGCCAAAACACAACCTCTTTCCTTTGGCCTTCAAACCCATCAGCAGCCTTATCTCTCACAGCAGCAAAACGAGGAATGCCAGAGTCGTCAGTCGCGGCCATCATCGCGGACAGCCGAGCCTCACTCACAAGCACAATCGAATGCCGATATAACTCCGGCGCAAAATTAAAGTCTCCCGTGATCCGACCTAATGCTGCAGGTAGATTCACAGCGCTTTCATCTGCGACGGTTACAAGGGTTGTTGTTGGGAATAAAAACGTCCAGCTATGCCCGGGAGGAACACCCTCGACAGCCGGAGGATAATAGAACTGACGAACGCCAGCCTGAACGTATAGATCAATCTCAGCTTTTTGAGATACGGTCCAGTCGTCGCTGTCACCACCATATCCAAGATAAAGACCGACAGCTTTCATCAAGTCGTCGTAAGCAATAGACAGCGTTGATTCAGCCATAACTAATCACCTTTAGGAGGGGTTACATTGCTTTCTATTATGTCTGCCAACATAGAAACAGTTGCGATCCCCTCAGCAGACAGTCTGCCAGGAGAAACCATGTCTTTACGTTTTTTAAACGCCTTGTATGCTGACACCAAAACATCAGGTAAAGGTTCCTTAAAACCCATAGCGGCAAATTTGCTGATCGCATCTTCATCAATACGGGTTTCAGGTTTAGCCTTTTTACTCTTTTGCTCTGCCATGTAAACTCCTTTAAAAAAAGGGACCAGACCGAAATCCGGTCCCTTTTGATTAATTATTATTTACTATGCTTCGGTAGCATCACCAAGAACATCGGTCACAGCCCATGTAGCGCCATTGAACTGAAAATACACTTGATCGCCAGCAGCGTCCATAGCATTTACTTCAGCAAGGGCAAGAAGTGTGCCATCAGTATGTCTGACAGTCTGAATACCGTTTGTAGCGAGGTCTATCACGAGGGTACTTGTTGTCAGAGTTCCAAGGACGATAAAGCCCTTTTTCTCTCCGATAAAAGTTCCCTGTGCGAAAACAATGCTTAAATCAGCACCGTAAGTAATTCCGCCACAGACATAAGACAGGCCACCCTTCATGTAGGTAGGAGTTGCATTACCAGCGTTCAGATCACTCATAAAATCAACACCACCGCACTCATCACCAGTCAGCAGATCAGCCTGACAAGTAGGATTGCCAGTATAGAAGAAACCAGTAGCCGTAACAGCACCAGCCGGAGTTCCAACACAGCAAGACGCAGCCAGAACGACAACATCTGCACTTGTGATTGAAGCAATAACGTGCTTGCCCGGTACGACATATTTGGTAGCATCTTCCATCTCTCCACCAAGCAGACAGAGAGTGTCTCCTGCAGCCGCACCATGAGCAACGAGCGTCACAGTTATACCGTCAGTTGCTATTGAGATCGCACCTGTCATGCTGGCTTTAAGAACAGCCGTCTTTGTCTGGCGAGGAATCGCAGAGCCACGACCTTTATACTTTCCAGTATAAAAACGACCAGCTTCTCCACCAGTCCCAGCGATAAAGGACAGCAGTCCGGTACCGATCACAGTGTCCACGCCAAGAGCAACCTTAACGCCTTTACTGCCCGGAATATAGATCTCAACAAGCTGGCCAGTAGATCTTGCAGGATAGCTACGAGCAGCAACACCGGCAAAAGCCATATTGTTTGTAATACTTGGACGTTCAACACGATTTCCGCGTCTTGCGTCATAATCAGTTGCCGCACCACCAGAAGGCATATAATCAGCATTGTAACAAACAGCTTCGCCCTCTTTCAGAGCGTCAACCCCTTCAAACCACACCCATTCAGCTATGATATTGGGACCTTTTGAATGTCCATTTAAACTTGCGTCCATTTTAATACTCCTTTTCAAACAATTTACGTTTTACATCATTCACTTCATTTACCGCTTTTCAAACTATTACGCTTTGTAAAAAACTGTCTGACGACGAGGATCGGTACAAACAACGTTTAAGGTCGCGTCAAGGTCAATCCGGCGAACAAGATGCTTACCCGGTACCATGTACGGAGCAGTCATGTTGTTTTCCCAACCAGCCATAACACCAACAGCCAACCACTTCCAGTCCAGCATATAAATAGGATCTGCACTGTCATCATCCAAGTACGGAACATATGTAATCGGAGTAGACTTAAACATTGTGCGCCCGTCTTTACTCGCCAGGTCGTTCCCGAGGTTCATGTTATTTTTCTCAAGAGTTTCCTCAAAAAGACCAATAACATCATTGTTACAGTAGATACCATTCTGCATACCGCCCAGGTCGGGAGTAGCGTGGGAAACTGGAGACCGGAACCGGCTCTTACGATGAGCTTCGCGCATACTCCGGATCAAGTCCGTTGAGTCTTCAGGGTTGGTATAGAGACCACTGTAGTTCTTATACCGAGAATGAGTCTCAGCACTAATTCCACCTTTACCATCAGCAAATCCAGCAGGATTCCCACCAGTAAAACCAGTGACCGCATTCCTTGTTACCCAATACGCGATTCCGTAAGGAGTCTTCGTATCGGTTGAGTCGTCCGGTTTTGACCAGAGAATGTCTTCCAGAAACTCATAAAAAGAAACCATCATCCCGACATACTTGGTTTTGATGAGATCAACAATGGCAACACCACCGCGCTGAAAAGCTTTTTCGCGCTGGTCATAAAGGTAATGAGCATTTACATGCCGAGGAGCAACCTCACCTTTAACCATTGTATCATTCATACTTGAGCCGTCGGTTTCGTACAGGCCAACAGTTCGGGCAGAATGATTGTGATCCATCTGGATCTCAAATTCCCAATTCTCGCCGCCTTCAAATTTCTTTTTCTTGCCTTTCCACATTTCACGGACGGCAACATGATCGGTAAGATCAGTCTGCATGTCCACAAAAGCACCACGTTTTACAAGCTTGTTCTGTGTCAGCAGAACAGCATCATCTATTTCACTAAAAGATAGGCCCATTTTTTAGGCTCCTTCCATTATTTTTTAAAATACTTGTCGTCAAGCTCTTGAGCAACCTCGTCAAGAGCGTCCATTTTCACTTTAGTTTTTTTACCATCAGGACGAACAGTATGCAAATTCTCGCGTTTATTTAACTTATCACCCTTAACCTTGATAGTTTCCGCTTGAGTTTCTGCGCTCAAAATAACACCAACCGCCTGCTCAAAGACTTCGTTGGATGAAATTTCCTGCCCTTTTGCTTTATATCCAGATTCAAGAATATCACACATATTGCGCAGAGCTTCTCTCTTTACAGCCTGAGGACTGCCGGAATTAAGCTTCCCTCTTCCAACTGCATCAAGGTAAGAATCACTCAAACCATCAACCCTCTTATCGAA